GCGCAGCTGGCTACAAGTGGGGCGCAGCAGCTAACGTAGTTGGCGGGCGTGCTCTGTTCTGTGGTGCTCAGGCCCTAGCTATGGCTGACATTGGTTTGCCTGAAATGGTTGAAGATACTTTCGATTATGGCAACCAGTCTGGTATCTCTGTAGGCAAGATCTTCGGACTTCGCAAGCCTAAGTACAATTCTGACATTTCAGGATCTGTACAGGACTTCGGCGTTATCTGTCTAGATTCTGCACAGTAAGACAACCGCCCCCTCTTCGGAGGGGGCTTTTTATTTATATAGGAGTTAATCATGAAGATTGTTAGTGAAACGTCATTAAGAGTGACCACCCTAGGCGGAACAGCCGTTTTGTTTGAAGCGGGCGTTCCAAGAGAGATAGCAGAAGAAGTTGGCTTATTAGCGATACAGATGGGCGCGAAAGAATATAACGACAAATATGTCGAAGAACAAAATGCTGAAGAAGCAGTGTTCGAAGAAGTAATTGAAGAAGCACCTGTCGTACCCACATCTGATCTTGTAACAGTACTTGAGAAGATGATGGACGAAGGTGACCCAAAGAATTTTAAAACCGACGGTTATCCCAAAGCAGCAGTAGTTAACAAAGCTATGGGAAGAACGGTCGATACAGATGAACGGGAAGCAGCCTGGGAATCGATACTCAACTCATAGGTATATATCATGGCAGTCACAGTACAAAGCGTAATAGATAGGGCACAAACAGTACTTCAGGATACAACGGGTGTTAGATGGCCAGTTGTTGGAGAGCTAGTGTTATGGATCAACGACGCTCAAAGAGAGATCGCTTTATTAAAACCTGATGCAAGCGCCGCAAACGAAACCGTTCCTTTAGTCACTGGAACAAAGCAGTCTATTCCTACTGGTGGCAACCGTTTATTAAAAGTAGTTAGAAATATGTCAGCTGCAAGCAGCGGAACTGGTAAGCGGTCGGTCCGATTAGTTGATAGAGAAGTACTTGATGCTCAGAGCCCTGATTGGCATGACCCCTCCGTGAGTGGTGACGCAGCACACTCTGCAATTGTAAAACACTATGTTTATGACGAGGCTAACCCCCGTAATTTTTACGTCTATCCTGGTGTGGCGGGTAATGCCTATTTAGAGATTATTTACTCTTCAAACCCAGCTACTGTAGCTCAAGATGGAACACTATCTATACCTGATATTTATGCAAACGCGATTATGAACTATGTCTTGTACATGGCATACATGAAAGATGCGGAGTATGCAGGTAACGCTCAGCGAGCTAGCAGCCACTTCCAACTGTTTACTGCATCGGTAACAGGTAAAGGGCAGATAGATGCTATGACTAATCCAAATATGGAACGTAGAACAGCGGCGGTATAAATATGGCGATTTCTTATGAGACGCTTCTCCCTGAAATACTGCCTATGGTGTATGGGTGTCCAGATACGTTAGTTGAAAATAGTATTAGGTCAGCTGTAATAGAACTGTGCGAAAAAGCCAGTGTATATCAGGCTGAATTGGACCCACTAACTACAGTGGCTAATATTTATGAGTATGATCTTGAGCCCCCATCAGGTACTACAGTACAAAAGATTCTGTGGGTATCGCATCTTGGCAAAGATTTAGAACCCCTTACTTCTACCCTTTTAGAGCAACGTATACCTAAATGGCGTGAGGGCAACGGCGTCCCTGAATATTATGTTCAGCAAGGCGCTAGTCTTTTTTGGCTAGCCCCTGTACCAACTTCTACTAGCGTAGGCAGTACTATTTTAAGGGCCGTTCTAAAGCCTACGCACACAAGCACAGCCTGCGACAACGATGTGATGAATGACTATAGGGACACTATTATTAATGGTGCCCTCTTCCGGCTGTTAAGAATCCCAAACAAAGATTGGACTGACCTTACCGGGGCTCAAGTCTACAGCACTCTATTTAACCAAGGTGTTACTGCAGCTGAACGCAAAGCGCGGGGCGCGGACACCGGTGTAGCTAGAACGGTTAAGTATGGCGGAACTTCAGGAGCGTGGAGAACAAGGCGCAGGCGTTATGGTAACGGGGGTTAATCCTGTTATCTCGGATATTGAAGAAAATATCCACTGGGTAGCTCCAGCGATTGAAGAAATTTTAGAAGCTAACCCGCAGCTAACTTATACAGCAGCGGACGTATATTTAGCTTGCAAACAGGATCAAGCGACGTTGTGGACAACTAAAGACGGGATGGTTGTAACAACAGGAGAAACAGACCTGTTTACTAATGAAAGAACAATGCTTGTTTGGATAGCGTGGGCTTGGGAACGAGGTAATAACTTAGTCACAAAGCATCAAGATTTTTTTATAGAGCAAGCCAAGATTGGTGGGTTTAAAAAATTAGAAGTTAGATCAGCAGTACCCGAGCTAAAGGATTACGTTTTATCTCAGGGCTGGCAACTAGATACGATTGTTTATACGAGAGATGTGTAATGGGAAGTAAACCGAAAGCACAAGATTACGAAGCCTCTGACGCAGAGAAAGCATCAGCGTCTGTAGCGATGGCAGAGTATAAATACTTTAAAGAAAAGTATGATCCTCTACTGCAAAAGATGCGCGATCAATCTTTGCGAGATGACTCAGCAAAAACGCTACGGGGGCGCGCAAATGCAGATACTATGCAGGCCCTTTCTAAGAATTCAGCTCAGCGATCACTAAGAGGTGAGGACAGCGGTGACTTATCTCAAGCACTACAAGGTCAGTTGGGCATAGCAAACAAATCTGGACTTGATATTAAGAACAAAATGCAAACGAGTGTTCTTGGTACAGCCCGCGGTCAGGCTGCTGATGCGCAGACAGGTATGGCTCAAGCCGCTAATTTGGCTACGTCTCAGGCTCTTACTAGAGCAAAAGCTAAACAGCAGGTTGCTGACGCAAAAATGACTGCAGCAGGTCAAGTAGCAGGCGCTGCTCTCATGCAGGGTATGCAGAACAAAGCAACGAAAGGCACAAAAACTGAAGATTTAGGTCCAGAGATGGGAATGAGAACAACAGAAACAAGCGGCTCTTTCTTCAGCCCTGTTAATGACGCTGGGCAATCTGTCACAGGGTTCGGCAATCGTTTAGGTTACACGAATTATTTCGGAGGAAGTATTTAATGTCACAGCTACCTGGAAGTTTTATGTATGGTATGTCCACTATGCCAGCTGACGTAACTCAGGCTCAGCGAGGTGGGTATCAAAACGCTTATTCTGGTAACAGTATAGGTTTGCCGTCAGTAAGTGACCCAGATGCTGCTTATGCGTCAATGACGCGTCAGGAATATCTTGACTATGTCAATAATTATCGCGGGTTTGAAGAAAAACTCCTCGAAGATGTGCAAAACGATACTTCGCTTATAGATGCAGCAAGAGAAGATGCAGCTGCTGCTTCCGGCATCGCAGCGGGTGTTGCTACTAGAAATGCTAGTCGTTATGGCGCTGCCTTAACCCCTGCTCAAATGCAACAACAAACACGATCCTTGGATCGGGCTAATACGTTAGGGACAGTTCAATCTGTAAGTGACGCGCGTGTTGCCCAGAGAGAAGCAAACACCGCCAAACTTGCAGATTTAATCAACATAGGCCAGGGCGTAAATCGTTCTTCACTTAGTCAGATGGGCTCCGCAGCTCAAAATGCTACACAACGACAAAATGCCTTTGAGGCTGCAAAAGCACAGTCTAAAGCACAAACTTACAGCACCATTGGTAGCTTAGGTGCTATGGCCATTATGGCCTTCGCATTTTAGAGAGATATTTTTATGGCACTTTTAGACGGTATTTTAGGTGGAGCGCAGAGTGTACAAGCCTTTGGCCAACAGCAGTTCCAAAACAAACTAGCTCGAGATAAGTTCGACGAACAGAAGCGTCAGTACGATCAGTCCTACGAAGAGAACGTTCGCCAGTTTAATATAAATGACGTGTATAACCGTGACGCCAACACTCGGGCAAACACTACAACAGCTCAAGCCACAGACAAATTTAATACAGAAAAAAAGACTGCTGCTAACGACAAACTTTGGAAAACATACAAAACAGCGGGTTTATTAACACCGGACGGCCTGTCGATTGATACTGATGTGCTGACGCAGCGCGTTAAGGACGGGGACCCCGTTGCAGAGCAAGTCATTCTAGGTATGGCTACCCAGTTCGGCGACCTTCCTGAAGGTTCAAAGGCAACCGAAATTAAGCAACTACCTAACGGTGGTTACGCTGTAACTGTAGTGAACGCAGATGGATCTGTAGGTGCTGTTACCGAAGATGGATCTAGCGACCCTACATCCACAGTAGTTAACTTCGAAGCAGGTCAGCTGTCCAGGTTGGCTGCCGCTGAATTTGGTATGAATGTAATAACGGATTTAAGTGTTTTTGATGGGGTATCTGCGGTTAACCAAACAGATCGAGTTGAGGCTGATGCAGCGCGTCAAGGTACTCTGGATAAAATTACTGACCTTAGAGTACAGCGCGATGCATTAAATGCTTTACCCTCTGGGGGTCTGAAGCGCGGAGCAAAAGCTGTTGTCGCTAATGCTAAAACCCCAGAAGAAGCGAACGAGGTTATTGCCCAAATCCAGAAAGATACAGGCCAAACGCCCGCTAGTTCAGATGCTGCGCCACAGCCTGACGCACCGGCAGCCGCGTTTGATATGTCGCAAGTTGACCGCTCTACTAAAGGTGGACGACTAATAGCTGCAGCGGAGGGCGTAACTACCAACCGTCGTCGCGGCAACCCTGGGAAGTCACGAGAGCGCTTGACAGGTTATAGAGCTGAATTAGCCGATCGGATTAAGACTACAGAGGCAAACCGTGCTCGCCTGAAAAACTTCAAAGCGCCCCCTGCTGAAAAGGATGGACTGCTTAAAGACAAGGCCGAACTCGCACAGATCGACGGATATCTTAACAAAGATCAAGCCGCGCCTGTATTACCGCAATCACCAGAAAATGATTCTATTGTTGCAGCTACGGACGGTAAAACTACGGAAGAGGTCAAAGCTGCGGTTGATAGCGGTGAAGTACAGATGTCCGAAGCTGAACAGCAAAATGTTGCTCGGACTCTCATAGACAATGAGATTAAAGAGTTAACGGATCTACTCCGTTTAAATGCAAAAGATCAGGCTATTGCTCGAGTGGCAATATTAGCCTCTGAGAAAGACCCAACCATCCGCGCACAGATGTCCCGCGAGCTTAGTAACCTGTTTGATAACGTAGAGAACAGCCCAAGCATGAGTCGTAAAGATGAAATTGACGATGGTGCTACCGCAAGAACTTATCGGTTAAACCGCGCTAAGTATAACAAGTCGGTTAATGACGCTCTCAGAGGAGATTTTGAAACCGCAAACGAAAGGTCTGCGGCGCTTATTGAGACGACAACAAAACTATTCTTTGGTGAAAATAGCGACGAACAAAACTTTAATGCTGAAACAGCTAACCAGTTGTTCAAAGGCCCTGCGCTTAACGGTTTCTTAACTCGTATGAAGACTGCTAGAACCGAGGCGGAAGCAGATCAGTATATGCTGGGACTTAATGCTGCCATCAGTTTAGGTATGGCGGGTCTGGCAGGAGAGCAGGACGGCGGTATTGCGGAGTCTATTGCTGACTTCTTTGTGCGTGGTGAAGTCACTGATAATAACAACCCGATCGACTTCGATCTTAGAAGAGTCATCGCCAACGATACAGAGAATCCTACAGAGTTTTACTACACCGATGCTGATGGTAATAAGACTGATGAAAAAATCGATGCTAAAGAGCTTCAGAACATATCAGAGAGCGTGTATGAGATAGTTAGAGAACAAGCCATCGCGAATACTCCTAAACCAAAAGGAGAGTAATTTATGGCTTCAGACGCTCTGCAGTCTTTCCTTTTTAAGACACCTGTTTCGGGCGCTAATGGCGGCTTCAGTGGCGAGGAAGTCATTCAGGGTCTGCCTGATACAGGGCCCGTCAACCCAGATAGCATCGGTGACGCATTTGTCGCGGGTGTAAAGTCGGGAGGTGAAAGCCTCGGCGCAGATATCGAGTATTTTAAAGCCCTTTTCAATACAGCTATTGGCGATGAAGAAGCAGCCGAAACAAATGTGCGTCGAGCGCGAATCCAAGAAGCCCAAGCTGCGATTCCTGTTTCAACTATGGAGACCTTCGGTGAGTTCATCGAGGAGCCTACTATTGATGGGTTCTTCATGCAGATTGGTAAATCAACCGGCCAACTATTCCCCTCTGCCGTAAGCACAATTGCTTCTGGTGGTACTGGCGGACTAGCAGTTGTTTTAGGTAAAGCAGGTATCAGTAAAGCAGGCAAGGTTGTTGCTAACCGTATTGTAAAAGATGCATTAAAGAACACTGCTGATGGCACTGCTGATGCTGTAGAGAGAGAACTCGCGCAATCAGCTTGGTCTGTATTTAGAAAAGGCGCTTATGCAGGTGCAGGCATATCAGAGTATATACCAATGGCAGGTGGCAATCTGTCTGAAGCACTTGAGGCTGGACAAACTTTAGACCGCAGCACTGCTGGTCGAGCTGCTGCAGTGGCCCTACCTCAAGCCGTTATTGGTGTTGGTGCAGAAGCTGCAATGCTAAAACTTGTTGGCAGGGTTGCATCAAAAAGAGCAGTTAAAGAAGGTTCTTTATTTGGTCAGCTCGCGAAAGATATAAGCGGCGGTGCTGCAAAAGGTGGCGCATTAGAAAGCGCTACTGAAGTTGTACAAGAAGGTATTGGCGTCGCTAACCGTATGCAGATGGATGATAGTTATACTGCTCAAGATGCAAAACTCCGTTTAGCAGAATCAGCATTTGCTGGATTCTTTGGGGGTGGAGCTGCAGCGGGCACAGGTAGCGCCGGCGCTAGCGTATTCAGCAAAGCTCGTCAGCTCATAGATCAAGGTCGTGAACAACAGATAAATGACAAAGTAAACGAAGAGCAGTTCGGGGACATCAATAGCGGGTACACGACTGAAGAGCCGCAGGCAGATATAAACGCGCAGCTTGATGCTATGACTAATTCTAGTAGCACAAAGCAGGCAGTCTGGGCAGCAGGTCCAACCGCAGCATTCGGCGCAAAAGAAAACATCGCCACACCAGTAGAAGTCGGTGAGTCAAAGACACAGGGCTATGCAGCCTTTATCCCTGGTCGCGGCACCATTGTTTCTACTAGCAAGCAAATTGTCGACGACGTTATTGCCGCAGAAGCAAGCGATACAGTGCTACAAGCGGCGCTCGGGTATAGCAACGTAAAAACCGAAGACGGCGACAAGGTCGTGCAGGTCTTTGACAAAGATGGTGGTGTTGTTTCCGAAGAGCTGACAGTAGAACAGAACCTCTCCTCTGCTTTAAGTGCAGCTAATGGCCTTATGCCTGACGGCGGTAAGATCGAAGTTACTTCAACAGAAAAAGCTCTTGAAGCTAGAAACCGCAGGCTGAAGAAAGAACAGGGTCCAGTAGTTCGTCCGATGAATGACCAAGACGCTAAGCAGGTCAACAAAGAAATGGGCTTCGGTAGCAAGACTACTGGGTTCGACGAAGGCGGCGGTATCTTCGAGCCTGAAACCACGAAACTCAAAGAGTATGCCCCGCGAAATAAAGATAAAGAGTACGAGAACACTAAGCCTACTCAGGAAGCCTTTGAAAAAGTGTTTGGCGATGAGATGGATATCGATTGGGACAGTGACTACTACGGCGGCATGAGCGAAAGCCTGTTGAAGGCAGCTGTTGCAGCTAAGAAGGCGAACCCTACTGCTCTGGTAACTCTTACTGAGGGCAAAGACGGTGCATACGAGTTAAACCTAGAGACCACGCCAGACACGGAAACTTTTTCGATTGGGGGCCAAGAGCAGGCACTACCCATTGGAGAGTTTATCTCGCAGTCAGTTAAAGACGCAGACCGCGTCGCAAAGAACGATGACTTTAATAACAAAAACAAAGCTGAAGCTAAGGTCACAGTTGTTGCACCAGACGGTAAAGAGACAATGGCTATTCTGGCTGACCTAGTTAACGCTGGCCGGAGAATCGCGGCTAAGAGAGAAGGTATTAACTTCGCGAGCGTAAATGATCAACAGGCATACTCGGCCCTTGCTGGAGAGATGCTTGCGGACCCTGATAACTCCTACGACATACAGATCGAAGGCGAATCCATCTTCGGAGAGCTTAGCCCGAGAGCCCGTATACAAAGTAATCGAATTAGAGTTAGTGGCACAAAAACCAACCCCACATCTTTACGGCAGTTGAACCGTCCGCAAGGTGGCCGCCGCTCTGCCCCCGAAGTTCGCACCTATGAACCAGTATCTTCTGATACGTCGCCGTCAACGGTCCTCTCACGAGCTCGTGAAGATTTTAAAGTTGAAGTAGATACAGAAGCTGATTTTAACGACGGTTATTATGCGCGTATGCCCCAAGGGCTACTGGAGCAGGCGGTCAATGACAAACAATACGCTGGCGGACTGAACGAAGTAGTTATCGAACAAGATGACAACGGTAATTATACGCTCCAGACTGCTGAGAAAGATCTTGCTGATCTGGAACCATTAGCTGGTTTAACGCCTGAAGAACAGATTGCGGAGGACACGCGGCGTCAACTGGGGGATTTGCCGCTTTCTAGCCTCAACATCGAAGCCGGACGCCCAGAAAAAAGGGGCTACTCATCCGCGAAGCCTAAGCGTAAAGGCGGTCGCAACCCGATGAACGCGACTTACCCAGCGGGTAGCATTGGTCGCTTGGCCACACAGGTCACATCCGCTCTGGTCAAAAAGCTAAGACTCAAAAAACCTGTTTCTATTCTTGGTGTGAAAGAACTAGGCCAAATGTCAGAGGCTAAGTTCAACGAGATGTTTACAGACCCTCGCGTGGCAGCTTCTGTACGCGAGCAAATAAACGCTCTCCAAGACAACACGACTGCGTTGGGCCGATACATGGGCTTCAATGATGCGCATGTGATTCTTGTAGACAACCGTTCAGACAATCAGCTTCAGACAGCGTTAACCACTGCTCACGAGTTGGGGCATGCGTTGATCCAAGAAGAGATGTTGGGATCGCTGAATAACACAGCTTTGTATCGACGTTTAGTGCGAGAGTTTGAAAAGGCTCGGGCTGCTAAAGATGCGCCTGCTGCATATCAAGATCCTAACAACGAGCTAGCCTTCGAAGAATGGTACTCAGATCAGGTAGCAATCTACGCTAAGAACATATATTTGAAAAAAACCCTTCCAGCTAAGAACCTGTCGGCCAGCCACTTTAAGAAAGTTGCAGACAAGCTTGTATCTATGTTCAAAAGCATGTCGCAAGAAATGCGACGCCGGTTTGGTAAAGACGCACAGAACCAAGAATTCACTACGTACATGGACTCGCTTACTGAGAACAAACAACGCTATTGGACTGCTGCTAAGAACAAGGTCGGCACAAAAGAAGCTACCTTCCAGCAAAAGGCTCTTGTCAGAGCTATTGAAGACGCAATGCCAAAGTCTAAGTTTGAGAAAGGTGTTGAGTCCTTATCTCGATTAGTTAATGAAGTACTGAGTAATCCTACTGTTCGCAAAGCTACCCAGCTTGTTCGTACAGAGGATGGCGTACTGCGAACCATTAGCACCAAGATTGCAGACATGATGTATATACCTGCTCAATCTGAAGGCAAAGGTTCAGACATGGGTTTCGTAAAGCGTAAAGCGGCAATCCGTAAGCGCATGATGAACGACGTGCGTAAGATTCTAGGGTCTGATTGGACTACGAAAGCAGCTACAGACGCACTTAACTATGCAAGAAATTCGGATATCCCGACCGATCAACTAAGCGAATATGGTGAAGCTGGCGCTGACGCAATTAAGATACGAGAGTTCTTGAGCAAACTGTACGACAACTACATCTCGAAGACTCCAGGTAACACGATCGGCAAAAGAGATAACTATTTCCCAGTTGCCTTGGACCTCGCGAAGATTGCAGATGACCCAGAAGCCTTTGTGGGGTTGATGCTCCGCAAAGACTCTCAGATGACTGGAAGTCAGATACGTGACACCGTACACAAACTAGTCCAGCTGCAGAAACGCATAGTGGATGAAAACGAAATTAACGTTGATGCAACAGATCCATCAGCTGTTGCAGAGGCGGCTCGAGTATTTACAAACAGCCTGAGCCCTAGCGAACTAAAAGACTTCAGCCTACCCCCAGCGGAAGCATTGCAGGAATATATACGGGACCAATCAACTCGTAACGAGTTCCTTCGTGCAACACGCGCGCCTGATGGTACTGACCTTTTGCAGCAAGAACTCGACAAGCTGTCACCTGTTGACAGAAAAGAAGTCGTAGCGATGCTAGAAAGGCACATGGGTTATACCCGCAAGCCTCTTGGCCCCAAGCTACGAGCCGCTAACAGCTGGATGCAGTTGTTCCAGTGGGTCACGTTACTCCCACTTGCGACTGTGTCGTCCATTACGGAACTGGGTGGAGCAGTACTAAACGGCAAAGACTTTGATGCGTTCGGTATGGCGTGGAAAGCGATGAAGGAAACTATTCAGAACCCAGTAGAAGCTAAAGAGCTTGGCGAGGACTTAGGCGTTACCTCAGAGCGCACGATGG